TACGGATTTACATTTAAGTCTGTTTCTATTCCCATTTCTTCCTCTAAAACTCAATCATTAGTTTAATTCGTTCTGTTTGATCATCTGATCTTGTTATTGGTGATACGTTTTCTAAGTAAATAACCTCACCAGTATTTGGTACTATGTCTGGACCTGCTGTATCTGCAAATGTTCCAGCTGCTCCGCTTTCAGTTCCGTCAAATGAATAATCAGTATCAGTAGCAGTATCTTTTGGTAACCAATTACCTTTCTTATTCGTAATAGTTAGAACGCTTCCACTAGAAGTATTTATACTGTGAACTACACCTGTCGCATTAGTACTTACCTGAATAACTGGTTCATCTATAGAAAAAGCTGCATCAGTTGTTGTTTGAGCGAAACCTGTCAATCTAAATCTTTGATCAAAAGTCGTAAAGTTAGATGTTGCCTTATCACTTGTTTTAAAACTTGCTACTGTTGTTGAAGTGTTTGAAGTACCGCCAACTATTCTGTGAGTAGTATTTCCTTCAGAAGTGGTTACAAATTGACCGTAAACATTTGATAAATGAATTATTCCTGCTTCTCTAGATGTTACTACACCAAATGCTCCAGATGTAGTTTGTGTTACAACTTCTTCATCTTGGAAAGATGTACCTGATCCAGTCGCATTATCAGTAGTTAATGTATTAGCTATTGTAATAATTACATTACTGAATAGTGGATCTTTTATTATTCCTATTTGTCTAAAGTCATTATTAGCAGGTATATTTCCACCTTCACTATTAGCAAAGTCTACTGATAAGCCTACTGTATCTGAATATAGTTCGTTTATTGGATCTGAACCATGACCACCTTTAGGTCCTATAATAACAGTTACGTTAGCATTGTTTGCTTGATCTGTATTAGCACCTACCACAATACCAGTGTTTCCTATAACCTGTGCTGTTGCATATGTATAGCTGTTTCCTCTTGAAGTTATCTCTATAGTCTCTACTGCACCAATTTGTGTATTAACAATAGCTCTACCTGTTGCCCCTTGACCGTCTCCTGAAATAGTTACTGTAGGAGTGATTTCAAATCTTGATGTTGTATCAATAATCATACCTGCACTGTTAGCAAAACCTACATCATTAGCAAGTAATACTCTTCTTGCTGAACCAGTTACAATGTATTCGCTAACTTCAGCTGCTGCACCTGCTCCTGATCCTGCTGCAATATAGAATGTTGAACCTTTATAGAAATCTGTGTTTGCTGATAATGATGATGTGTCTGATGAAATATCTGAGATAATTGCTGTTGCATTAGATGTTTGACCTCTTACAACTACAAGTTGAGAGTTGCCAAAAAAGTTTCCAGCAATATCAACAACTCTTAAAGATGATGTATTTGCTTCAACTACTACCGCATTAGCAATATTGTTTGTTAAGTTAGGCGCACTATTACTATCATATAGATCACCGTTTGAATGTTTACCTAAAAGGTCTATTCTTTCTACTTGGAAAGTTCCACTATTATTAGCACCTGCTTGACTATAAGATACGTTAGCACTTACTAGAGATTCTATTTCTACCATTCTAGTATTGCCGCCAACGTTTGTAACTTTTACAATACCATTAGCTACACTGTTATATCTACTACCACCAGAATTAACTGTAACGAAGTCTATTGCTCCAGATACAGCATTTCCTGATACGTTTGCGTTATCTATGATAGGTATTTTTTTAGATGTTGCAAATTTATTATATTGAGCTAAAGGAATTTCATACATTAGCTTCCATTGATATCTGTCTGTAGTTGTAATGTAGATGTCATCATTAGCTGAAGTTTCTGATGCACTTGGTTTATCTATAGATGCTCTGCCTTTATTATTACCTAAACATTTAAAGACACTAAAGTCTCCATTTGCTTCTTCTACATGTACAAAGAAATTTTTGTCTTTTAGTGCTCCATCTCTATGGTCGTATTGAGCATATACTGTATTTGATGTCCATAAATTATTTGCAACCATATGTTTTATATCTGATGTGGTTACTTGCTTACCATATATCATATCTCTATATGGTTGATAATATGCATCTTCTGGTGAATTGTTTTGAGTAGGAGGAGTGTTATCATCTGTAAATGATGTATGCTTTCCTAAGAAAACATAATACAAACTATTTGCAGTCTCGTTAAGAGATTCTACAAATTGCTTTGCATTGTGTGAATTAAAATTTGATGTAACTAATTTTCCCATTACGTGTTTACCGTTTCTAATATTTCGCTATTGCTACTTCTTAGTCTTTGTATCTGATTGTTTGAAACAGATATTGCAACATTAGCAACACTTTCCTTAAATACTCTACCAAATAACCTTGTGCCTGCAATGTGCGTAGATTGTAGTAGTATATCCCTATATTTATTTAAAGACAACCCTGATTCAATAACATATGAGTGAGATTGATAAAAGTCATTGTCATGTATGTATTTAGTATTCAAAAATGACTCCTTAGATGCCCAATATCCAGGACCTATACCAGTTGTTGAAACATTTGCTACACCACTAAGTATTATTACGTTTTCTGTATTAGTTGATGTTAGTGTTAAGTTGGCATTATGTTGATATCCAAATCCACTATCTGTAACTTCTACTGCAGTAACAATACCGTTAGCAGCTCTTGCATCAGCTATAACATTTGCGTTATCACCAATTGGTCTTGTTGCTTCATCTTCATATACTGAATCTATTGTACCACCTGCTTGTGATGATGCTCCTGCTAATGTCCCTGTATCATTGAATCCAACGCTAAATGATAATCTTCTTATTCCTACATCACCTGTGCCGTCGTTATTGTTTGTAAATTTATAAACCTGACCTTTTGCTACTTCGGATGTTGATACCGTTCCTAACGTCGTTAGAGTTCCTGATACGCCCGATACATTTGCATCTCCTTGACTTGGATCACCAAATGTAACAGCAGCTGCTGTAAATGGAGTTGCATTAGATGTATCAAAGCTAAAGTTGTTTTGTGAGTCTTCTGTTCTTACTCTTAAATTTCTTGCTGTTACTGATGTTGAATTACCACCTGAAATGTCTCCTAATATGGTAACTGTAGAGTTAACAGTTTGTATAACAGATGTTCCTATTAAATCTTGTATCTGAGTATTTGTTGCTAATGCGCTAGAGGCACCATTATTGAATGTTAAAGTGAAACCGCCTGAAGCATTTAATACTTGTGAATGGAATGTTACTGTCTGGTTTACGGTTTCTCCAATAATAAAGTTTAGAACATCACCACCACTATTTGCCATTTGTGTTAGATTTACTACTAGGTCTCTTCTATTATACTTAGCAACACCTGGTGTATATACTGATACAAATGGATCATGACTGTAATTATTACCTGGGTTAATATCTGATAATGATGTTATAGTACCAACGTTTCCACTAATTCTAGTTAACACTGAATCTAATATAGTTGTAAAATCTCCATCTTGGTTCTTTGGAAATCCATATCCAAAGTCAAAATTACCTACCACTGTAGCAGAATCATTTAAGTCTCCATTAGCATAGTTAGGTAAAGTAGGTGATGCATTAGAAAAGAATCCTGCTCCTTGAGTTACAACTGTTGTGCTCGTAATTGTACCTTAGCCATCTGTAGTTATTTTAGCTGTTGCATTTGTAGTTGGTACTCCTCCTCCTGGTCCTCCATCAGAGAAAGTAATCAATGCATTGTTTGAATAACCAGAACCACCATCAGTTATTGTTAAGTTATCTAAAAATCCTATTCCACTATTACCGCCATCAATAACACAGTCTAAGTATGCTACGTTAGATACATTATTATCACCAATGATATCTGTGTATATTGTTATTGGATCTTCATTCTCTAATGTTCCAATATTAAAGTCAGCTCCTGTTCCAGAACCTACTCCAATCACATTAGCATAAGTGTTTGATAGGTCTCCTCTAATAAATGCAGCTGCACTGTTATGGAATGTAGCTGTACCACCATTTGAATATCTTGTTGTTTTAAAACCTATGTTAGTTGCATTGGATCCTATTACTGTTGCTGTAACGGATACATTAGCTGTTGTGTCTATTGATGCATTTACTGATGCTGTGTTGTTAAAGTATACATCTGATGCACCTGTGTTAGATACAGCATTCAATACAGCAATAGCATTTGTTCTTCTACCTTTAATTTTTAGATCGTCATTAAATGCGCCAACTACATCGTTCAACACTATTTCTGAACTGTTAGCTGTAGATACAATTGCATTAGCACCTGAGTTAGTTATATTGACATCTGTTACGTTAGCTGTTGTTCCTGGTGTACCTTTTACAAAAATATTATCACTTGTAGTAAATATTCCAAATACACCGTTAACTGCCATGACTGTTGAGTTTGTTATAGATGCTACAATACCATTTGCACCAGAGTTATCGCTTTCTACTGTATCATTTACATTAAAGATTGCAGTTAAGTCATCATCTGTGTTAATAGTAAGAGTAACAAAAGCCTCCTCATCTACTGGCTCATTAACTTGAAACGTATGAGTATTAGATACTAAGTTCATTGTAGATGTAACTTGGTTTCCAAAAGAACCAGATACCATAGCAATTGTTAAATCACTTGTTCCTGTTCCTATAGTTGAATTAATAAGGAATCCATTTGCTACAATGTGTCCATTTGATAAAGCACCTTGAATTGTTGGAAGCCCGGACTCAGCATTGTGTAATTGTATGTTAGCATTTAAAGCAGTTGCTGCAATTGTTGAAACTCTTTCTACATCTTGTCTTACAGTTTCAAATTTTAGAAATTCTGCATTGTCTATTTGTGAAGAGTTACTATATGATTGTGCTGCATTGATAACATTGTTGACTGTTATGTTTTGATCATTGACATCTGTAAACGTAACATTGCTATCTAATGAAAAACCAAATCCACCGTTTGATAATTGAAAGTCTACTAGTCCTGTTGCATCAGCAGTTGCTGTTACTCTTGCTTGTCCTTGTCTGCCAGATGATGCAATAATCTCAAATGTATCACCAACAGTGTAATCACTACCACCTAATGTAATATCTACAGAAGATAATGAACCTGTTACTATTGGCATATCGTCAGTTAATCCATCAGACGACTTGGCTAAAATTTCTCCTCTTACAAAGTTTCCTCTTAGATTAGATAATGTTAATACGTGAACTTTTACTTGATTTAAAATCTTTGTTGATATACTTTCTACAAAAGCCTTAGCTTGAGATGTAGCTCCTACTATTTCTAGCCCTTGTAATCCTATTAGATTATCTATATCACTAGCATAAACTTCTACATATCTAGGTAGTTTAAAGTCTGATGTTGATGGTTTTAATACGTCTTCACTAGGATATCCTACTGTTATAGCCTCATCGAATAGTAGTCTAAATAATAATTGTACGGCTCTTGGTGTGCCTTTTGCACGATAGAAGTCCATGATATTCTTAATAGTAAGTCTATCATCTGCCTTTACAAGTCCTGGTAATTGTGCTAAAAACGTTGCTTTGAAGTGTTCTAAGAACTCTCCAGTAGTCTTATCTATATCTTTATACTCTAGTAAGTTACGTGAATAGTCTAATGTTTTGTCTGTTTGTTCTAGATATTCGTAATATGCTTTAAGAAAGATTTGAAAAATCTCACCTTCTTCATTGTAGAAAGCTGGAAATTGCTCCTTAACAAATAAAGAAAGTTTGTCCTCTATTTGTCGCATTATACCCTCTCTTGAATAATATTGACTATAGGAGTTTGATTGTATCTTAAGATAATGTTCTTACTTGATTTGATTGTCTTGTTAGCTGGAGTAGCTGTAATGTTAATTGCTGCTCCTGAGAATGATGAAACATTTAAACTGTTAATGTTTACCAAACCATTTTCATAATCTACTGAACCAATTTTATTTTCTACTATTTGTAACTCACCATTTGCTTGTCTTACAACTTGCAGTGTTCCAAGTCCATTATCTCTTAGAGAACAACTTGTAAGATTACTAAATGTAAATGTTGTTGATGATATAGGTGCTGTACCATCTACATATTGATTAGATGCATTTGGTATTTCTTGTTGAATTTTATTATTAAAGTTTAACACAAAACTGTTAGCAGTTTCTAGTGTTGGGGTAATTAATTTTTGTAATGTTACTGATGTATCGTTGTTTAATATAGATGCATCACTGTCATCTATACTTCTTACTAACTGTGAGTTTCTTAATGTACTATCAAACTTATTAATGTTTGTGTTTGCAAAATTTTGTATTTTATCAATTACTAAAGTCTTTATATCTAAATCAGATTTAGATGTTAAGTTTGGATCATATCTAACATCTGTATTAATGTTTACAAATAAAAATTCTGGATCAATAACTTTAGGTACAACTGATAATGGTGATCTTAGTCTTAAAAAGTCTTCTATATCTTTCTTTCTGCTATCTGGTATACCATCAGCATTTTTTAAGTCTACAGATATAATTACTTTACCAAATTCAGGTGGTGTTGCCTCTTCTCCGCCAAACACATTTAATGTTTCAATGTCATTAAAGTTTTGTAATAATAATGTTTTATAGTCACTTACTGTTACTGTTCTGTCTTGAATTGTAATTGATCTAGGAGCATTTACTTTTATTGAGTCAATTGATTCTGCTAATCCACCACCTTTAGCAGATGATACTAGTGTTATTGAAGTGGAGTCAAAAGGAATGTCTGCTGTACCAATACTAAATGAATTAGCTCCATTAGGTAATTCACCAGCTGACTTTCTATATACAGCTTCTATTACATTACCGTTTATTAGTTTTCTACCTACAACTCCATCGCCAAATTGTATTTCATACTTTTCAGATTCAGCTGGTACAACAAAATAAACATTAGATGAACCATCTAACCCAATTGTAGTTCCAGTTTTAGTATAAACAGCATTAGCTGTATCAGTGGCTGACTCTTGAACTTTAACTTCTAAACTATCAATATCAATTTCTTTATTAGTTAGAACAAATCTTTGTCCTGTGTTTGCAGTATTAATTGTAAAATATTCATATACAACATCACCCTCAAATAATTCTAAGTCATTTACAAGGTATCTTCCATCATTATCTGCAGATATTGTAATTCTTTCATTTGTTGTAAATGTATATGTATTAGAATCTACTTGAGTTGTAAAAGAAGTGTACTTTGGTAGTGTAATGTTTGCTGGTGTATTTGCTGGTAATACTTCAAAATCAATAACAGCTTTTGAAGATGTATGAGAGCTTGGTAAGTAGTTTAAAGTTTTAGCATGTGATACTACACTATCTCTTAATTGTGCACTGTCAATAAATCCTTCTGCAGCAACCATATTAAGATAAAAGTTTTGCATATATGTGTTATATGACAATATATCTAACAATACGCTCATGTTAGAGCCATCAAATTGGAAGTCCTTAAAGATTTCTTGTGATTGTAAGTATTGCTTAAGATCAGTCTTAATGTCTGTAAAATCTATATTTGCTACTGATAAACTACTATTTGCCATTACCTTATTCTCTCTAATTCAAGATCCAACACTTGTTCCTGTTGATTATTTATCAAATTAAATATAATTGATACATACATTGAGTTGTTATCTGGTGCAGCTGATATCTGTACATTAATAAGCTCTGCTCTTGGTTCAAATTGATCTATTGTTTCTGTTATTGTTTGTTTTGCTACCAACTTAGCTTGAGGTGAAAAGTTTTCAAATAGTAATTGTCTTATATTACATCCTATTCTAGGTTGCATTAATCTCTCACCTTTATCTGTAAGCACTAAATTTTTTATAGATTGTTTTACAGAGTCAGCATCTTTCTTCAAAGCTATGTCGCCTGTTGAAGGTAGAAACGCTAAGCTGTTATTGAAATCCGTAAATGTAGCCATATCTTTATTTATCCACCAAAGTTCTCACGTGGTGGTCTCTCCCCTTTTATTTCTAAACTTGGTATTGCTTGAATCCTATCTATTACTTTTGGAAAATTACTAAAGTTAGTTTTCTCGTGTATTTCTTCCCATGTTACAGTTGGCTTAGATATAGGAACTTCTCCTGGTGCTGCATTTACAACTTTGTTACCTTCAAATTTTTGCAACAGTCCAGCTTTGTCTTTTTTAACCATTTCATTATAATTTATATCTTTTTCAACTAGTCTTGAATAGAATCTAACAGCTGCTGCTTCTTTAAAAAGAATGATACTATCTGCTTCTAATATTCTCTTTTGTTTTTTGTTTCTTGTGTTTTCAGCTTTCTTTTCTTTTTCAAAACCTTTTTCTCTCAATTCGCTCCACTCTTTTTTTATTGGATAATATCGTGCTTGTAATTCTTCTGTAGTTTCTTTGTGTATCTTAGCAGCAGCCTCAGTGTTTGGATTTACTATGACTGTTTTAGATTCTTCTATTTTATCTGCTGGAGCTGGGTCTGGCTCTGGTGGTGGTGTTTCTTTTTTCTCAGCTGGTGGTTCAACTGGTTCAGCATCCTCTGTTGCAACTTTAGTTTCAACTCCCTTTGTAATTACATTTCCGTCTGCATCTAAATCTAAATTAGGAACGTCTTTACATATACCATCTAAAATACTTGCTGTATCAGATCCTGGTAATGTTATAGAAGGAATACCTCCCATTAAATCTTTAACTGCAGATAGGTCTCCTGTAGCTAACTTTCCTAATGCACCAACAGTATTTTGTAACTGTGCCTTTTTTTGTAAATCTTTGAACTGAGCACTCAGTCCTTCTAGCTTATTTGGATCAACTCCAGCTTTAGATAACATATCATCTATGTTAATAGATCCACCAAAGTTTCCTTTAATACCTTCTAGCTCTGATAACATTGCTCCAGGATTATCTAAGTTACCCATTAACTTAGTCATTTGTTCTTGTAAGTTAGCTTTTGGTTTTGGTATCTCAGGTATAGCCGATTCTATGTCTGCAAGTATTCCATCAGTCTTTGATTTAAGATTAGCTTTAAGTCCACTAATACTATCAGCAATACCAGCTGCACCAGTTCCAATAGAACTGCTCTGCAAGTCGTCCATAGCTGAACCTATCTTTGCATCGAGATCTAAAAGTCCTTTTGATGGTCCGCAATGTTTTCCGCTCATAGTTATGTATTCCCGTCCGGTGCATCAGATGTATTCTTAGCACCTGAGTTAGCACCAGTTCCTGTATCCATTGATGTTGTTTTGTGAGTATGAGTATGCAATGTAACAGTTGTGTCTGTAATGTTACCAGATACTACATCTATTGATCCATTATTATAATCAATAGTACCTGTAGGTGCTACAATTGTTTG